CGGTGTTAACATATCTCGTCAGGCCTAGCCTGGTTTTCCTAATTACCGTCTTACCAACGGCATATGCCACTCCATCGCTTGGATCTGTTTTCCAAGTTATCTGTTCATCTATCAATTCTTTATCTTCATTTAATCTTTGAAATGATGTTGAGTTGATATCCACGAAATTCCTTGATAAATAGGTCTTTCCGATGGACTCTTTCATACCTGAGAAGGCTGCAATTTGCCTCCAAATATGATAGATAACTTTTGGTCCACGCATTGCACAGTCATCACCATTAATCATAAGTGGGATGTCTCGTAACTGCCATTTTCTTCCTGTAGCTATTTCCATAGCCCATCGACAGATGGTAGCGTTTGCTATACATAGAACGGGGAAAGAACTTATAGATCCCATGAGCTGACCTTTAGTTTGTGGTTTCTTTCCTTCAGCAGTTTCGAATATGTGCTGAGTGAGGCTACTTTTATATATTGCTCGCTCAACCTTTCCTAGGTTAAGCGCATCTGCTATCTCCTCGCATATAGTTTCACTAATATACGAGTGAAGATTGTCTGTAGCTGCCTGATAATCTCCTGACAAATAGTATTCGTCATCTTTAAGGTTGTACCCTAATTGGTTAAGTACATACAGTTCATCAACTGGTGTACCAATCAATTTAAATACTTTATGATTACGGAGTACAGTGTGTACCCTCTTCCAGAGGTTACGCATTACTGTCATTCTTAAGGGTGGTCCTTTTGTGATCATTCTTATTTTAAGAGATTCAGCAAGCGCTACAGGCTTAACGAGAGGTTCTTCTTTTATAGCGCCTTTTAAGATGTTTATCCAGAGCTTTTCAAATTTAGTAGCTAGGGTCGTTTCATCTGCTTCGACCGCATATGGGCTAGGACGGAACTCCTCTCTCAGGTGTTCCAGTATCACTGCATTTTTGAGTTCTTCCTGCGAGGGCTTTACTGCCACTGTTTTTGGTGGCTTGTAGTAGTAGGAAGTTTTATTTATAGGTTTCGGTTTTATGTCCACATTAAACCACCCGCCAGGTTGGCGAAGACTTTGTGATTGAGTCTCCACCTCCTCCGCGTACTCTTCCCATTTTTCAACTGGTTCAGCCATACTTTTAGCTGGTTTGTAGGTTTTATATTCAAACAATTCTTTGTTATCTAGAATTGTGCCTACTGCACCCGCTTGGTTGCGACTGTTAATATAGTTTGCTGATGTGGAAGGAAAGAAGGCCGCCATTATATCTGCGGTACTGTTTGGTTTTTCTTTATCAAATAGTTCACGAACTGTTCTTATTAGTTCGTGCTTCATTGCATCCTTTGTTAAAACGTGTGTTATACCGTTCTTTATTAGGAGCTCTTCCTTCTCACTTTCGTCAGCCCAGTTGTTCGTTCCTGTATAATTAAGCGTTTCTCGCTCTGGAACGTTGGGTTCAGAAGTCATTTCCTTGACAAACTTTGTCTCTGCTTTAGCTAGGTCTTCTTCGCTAGGACGGGGCATGCCCTTTTTTGCCTGCTTGATGCCTTGGAGCAAGGATTCACGATCTAAGACGTTTAGACGTAGAGTTCTCTCTAACCATCTGCCAATAGAGCCGGCAAATAGTTTGTCTGGTCTTTCTTTGATGTCTAATGCCTCCCACGGTACCTCTGGTATTGGCTGCTGATTCATAGCTGAGTAAAAGGCTGCTAATTTATATTTAGCGACCTTCATCCAGTTATATTCAGCGGCCAACGTCAGGGATACCCAGTGGTTGACCGTGGCGTCAAACGACTTCTGAGTATGCGTATCTGTTTTATACCCATGTATTTCAAACAGAAGCATTAGTGGTTTAAGTGCTTTTTCGATGATCTGACGGATTTCACTTATCCGTGGAGCCATTTCTACCATAGGGG